CTGTGGAATCGTGTAATATGCAATACGTACAGGACGTTCCAAAAAGGTTTTCAGCTCATATGAAGGGACATAAATATCCTCAGCAATTGGTGTATTGTTAGCTTTCTCAGCTGCAATTTCACCGACCACATCACCAGCAACACCCATCGTTTCTACTTCCACTCCTTCCGAAGTGTTGTTTGAATTGACAGTATCGACTGGTTCTTCATCCATCTGTTGTTCGAGGATCACCTCCTCGAAAGGTGCAGTAATTTCGTTTCTGCTCACGTCAATAAAATGTGTGTTGAATGGTCAAATACATACAGCGAGCCGACCTAGACTTCGCCATACGAGATTCTCCTTTTGAGTGACAACCTTGCACTCTCAGATAAATATCTGGCTTCGGGGGAACGCCCCATGGTAGTAACTACTCGCAGCAATCGCATGAAATCGCGGAGAGACTAAATTCAATTAGCACATGTGAAAGATCACACGAGTAGTGTTAGTTTTTGGTTTGATGGACATACCAACTAATGCCCAGACAGCTGACTAAGCTGAATTTTCCCAATAACGTTTCTCCAACTGAGCAAACGTAGGGAAAGTGTTTTCTCCCACATATTCTGAGAGCTTAAATTCTTCGACTACGTCCAAAATCTCTTGACGTCTGTCTTGGAAAATCTGCTCACCATACTGGAAGTACTCTTGACATGCACTCGACATAATCGCAACTGCCTGTGCCTCACGACACATTGATTTGCTTTCTACCGAGATACAAAGAGACTTCAGAATGGACTTTTCATCCAATGGGGCGAGGTGGACCTTCATATAATCACTCCAAGACCAGGAGCGCTTCAAGAAGGAACATTCATCAATGTTGATGAATGGAACGGATTCCGATTCTTTGTCAGCCATGGTGTATTCCACACCTAACTGCGCTAAAACATTCTGAATTCCACAGTGAGTGAACCACCCACATTTGGGGTTCACACCCATGATGTTGTCATCACCATAGGTCATCAAATGTACGTTTGACTTAAACGTAACCGAAAGAAGATATGCGCGTTCTACTGTCATGTCAATCTCTGACATTCGGTGGAGCGGAACTTGCTTCGTCGAACTCTCTTGGAGTACGGTGTAGCAATATCGCATATATAGGGCGTTACAAATACTGTTGATGATCACAGTAAGTGGTTGTCCAGATGGATTCTGCCCAAAGAATTCCATCAAGTCCCCATGAAAATCCACCAAGGGGAACGTGGTGTCCTCAGCAATGCATTGCAGTATGGTCAACTCCTCCGAGTTATACCCTGCGGCCTTACAAACATTGCTAATGATCTTGAATGCTGCCAACATCAATGCTGCTTCCAACGTCTTATCGTAGTGTCCGAAGTCACCTGCGATCATACGTTCTTTTCCAAACGCAGTGAGGAATTCATAAATCCCTTGCCACTGCGTGGAAGTAGCGTTGGTCCCTGGACCCGCTTCAAATAGAAAGCGATTCCGCTGCAGACACCGTGTAAATGAAAGAGTATACATACGTACCACGGTTGCCCAATCAGCTGGACTTCCCGCAAAAAC